TAAAAGATCATTAAAGCAATCAACATCAGATACAGAAGAGCGATTACCATCAGTCCTAGGCCTAGATTTTCCAGCTGATGAAACTAGTGCATTGAATAATTATGCTACAATAGCATATGGAGATATACCTAAAGAATCACCAGGAGTATCAAATAAAGTTTATGATTTTCGTGTTTTAGCTAGATTAGGTGGAGATGCAGATGATGGATCATCATATGCTGGCGAAAACAACTTAGTTCAAATGCGAGGAGTTGATTATAATCCTAAAGATATTTATGTTGTAAGAGATCCATCTTCAGAAAACTATACTGAAATAGAAGCATTCAGAGGATTACATCAACCTGATCCAATTCAAAAATTAAAACGTGAAGATACAGGTGAAATAGATGATTTAATTAAATTTAAATTTGTAAAATTAAAAGGTTCATCAAAAATTGCAACTGCAATTTCCAAAGCAGCAAACTTTATTGTATTTAGAGCATTTTTATCAGACTTTTCTGATTCTTTTACACCAAATTGGTCACCTGCACAAGATCAGGGAAGAGCAGATGCAAAAATATTATATGCTGGATTTGAAAGAACTATATCTGTATCATTTACAGTTCCAGTATTATCTTTAGCAGAATATAATGCTGTTTGGACTAAACTCAATGATTTAGCATCATTAACATATCCAGTATATTCAGGTGATGGATTTACTGGCCAGTATACTGCAGTTACAATAGGAGATATGTTTGTTAATCAACCAATGTATGTAATAAGTTTAGATTACAATTGGGACGCTGAAACACCATGGGAAATTGAAGAAGGATATCAATCACCATATTATACAACAGTTGATATGACCTTAGGTTATATAGGTAAACGACGACCTGAATCAAAAGTTAACGCATATGATATGTTTGCAGATGATGGATACATTGAAGATCAAGAAGCTACTACTGATGCATTTCTAGATGAATATCATACGAACAATTTTTAAAGTAAAGGAATATTATGCAAAGATATATAGCTAGTAAAGTTAAAAAAGAAAATGGAGTACCAAAATTTACAACTACAAGACTACCAGTAGTACCAAAAACAGATCAAGATCTATTTATATTTACACGTGAAGGTGACAGATTAGATCAATTAGCTGATCAGTTTTATGAAGAACCAAGACTCTGGCCATATATTGCAATGGCAAATAATTTAGGAAAAGGAAGTTTAGCTGTACCTGCAGGTATTCAATTACGAATTCCAGTTTATAGTACTACAGCTGCTGTTGAAGAATTATTTATAAGAGCAGAAGAAATCAGATAAGGAGAATAAGTTATGCCAGGAGCAGATGGAGAAAATTTTTCAAGACATGAACCAGATAGGTATGTAATTGATGAAATTAAAGCACGTCGAAGTCTTAAAAAAATCTGAAATTTATCAGGATTTAATTCGTGATTATCATAAAGCTAAAACTAGATACAATGCATATATTACAATTGAATCTAGTGTAAAACGATTAGAAGAAGAACCACCCGGAACAACATATCGTAACAAATTGCCTTTATCAGCAAACACATATGATGATTTATATGCAAATAGTTCAGGAAAACCAGATGCTGTATTAAATTCAGTTAAAATAGAACAAGCAGGAGATTATGGATCTTTAGTTACAGCTGATATTACATATACATGTTTTCGTAGAAGTGTATTTGATGACTTAGAAAAAACATTTATGCGACTACGAGACATAAGAAGAACTAATGAAGACGGTTCTCATCCTCCAGTAGAATTGACTATCAAAGGAGGATATGTAGGTAGATCTGGAAAAGCAAATAATTTTGAATTTGGACGAATGATATTATTTAAATTTGGATATACATTTAATGAACAAAATCAATATGTATGTACAATAGGAGCCATGGGTAGTACACATTTAATAAATGAAGCAGATGTAGATAAATGTCAACATTTTTTAAAGGCTGGATTTAAATATATGCCAGGAAACAGGACTAATAGTAATCATGCAATTGAAGTTGCAAATATAGCTCAGCTAGGACGTTTTATGTGTCAATTAGGAAAAAATGATCCAGGAAATTTTCGAACTAGTCAATTAGAAGAACAATTTCAAATTCCTAATTATAAAATTATTGATTGGACATACAATAGGCCAGCAACAAAACAAACACCTGGAAGCACTTCAGGTGTAAATGAATCTGGTCAAACATATGATGATTGGAATTATTCTAGAGCAAAAGAAATAATTAAAAGAGCTGGATTTATTCATGATAGTTTATTTTATTGGGCTCCAGACGGTTGGTTTTACAGACAATTATATAAAGGTTTAAAAAGATTTCGTTTAGTAAATGATGATAATACATCACATAGATTTGTTTCATTGCAATGGCTTATTTGTTGTATTAACGAATATATGTTGCCAAATAATGAAGTAGAATATGTATGCAATAAACGTGTATCATCTGGTGCATATCTTCATCCATTAGTATCAAGCGATCCATTAACTTTTTTATTACCAGGAAGAGGACATTATGGAGAGCAAGCAAGGCGAGATAATGATTTAGATTTAGATGAAATGCTTGCTTGTTATAAAGGTAAAAAGGCATCTAAAATTGGCGAAATATGGTGTGGTAACACAGATAATGATAAACAAACTGTATGGAAGCAGGCAGATGCATCAAGTGCCAATGCTTACAATGCTGATTACAGTAAACTTTTAATTAGTACTGATTATTTAACTAATACATTATTTGGGAACGATTCAATAACAGAATCAAAAGAAGAAAATGACACAGAAGGTGGAAGTGCCGGAGAAGGTTCTGGTGGTGGCGGATTACGTGTAGGTCCAATATTAGAAAAACTATTCTCTGATATTGCAACATGTTTTGGAGGAGCAGTACAAATGTCATGTATCGCAGACAAAGATCCAGCCGTTAAACGAATATACGTTGTAATGAGAAATGAACCAGATGCATCAAAAACTTTAGAGCCTGCATTATTTGACCCTATAATGGGAGATGGTATAACAAGAAAATCTCAAGTTGCATGTAATCCTCCTTCTGCAGATGCATATGCAGTTGCTGCTGGAGATGAAGAACTACCAGGCAGGCTGCTAGATAAAATGGCAGATGATTCGAGTGATCAAGCAACATCGGAAGCAACTCATGCTAGTATGGAATCAGATAAAAATGATGCAAAATTATTATTAGAAAAATTATACAATAGAGATATGGCGTATGAAGAGATGCATGAAGATACTTTACAATCATGTCGTAGTGCTAATAATTCATATGTCAAAGCTCAATATATAGACGATGCACAAGAAACATTACCAACTAATTCAATGACTTGGCCATTAAATTTAAAATTAGAATTAGATGGAATATTTGGTTTTAGGTTTGGAGATTTAATTCAAACAACATTTACACCAACGATGTATCGAAAAGCTGGATTAAGGCCTTGTTTTACAGTAACTAAAG